TCGACTTTGGATGATGGAACCTTAATGGTAAAGGAAATAAAATGACAGAAGATGTTGATGGTTTAATTACTTCAATTAGTATGAATCAAGTTCTAGTTGCACTACTTGAAGAACATGGAAAGCTAACGGTTCCGACCCTTAGATTCTTGGATGTCAATGTGAGTAATAAGGATTTAGTTATAGATTATGACGAGGAAGGCCCGTCATTTACTTTCAGTTTAAGGGAGAAAAATGGAGTCGAATCAGATTCTGACTGAGTATGGTCTAGACGCTTTGTCTGCCATTCTTCATGAAACCGCAAGAGAAAAAGGATTTTGGGATGGAGAATATAACCACGACAAGATCGGGAATAAGTTAGCTCTAGTACATTCAGAAGTAACTGAAGTGTTGGAAGCTATTAGAAAGTCAAAAGGAAGCGAAAGCATTGTAGAAGAAATGGTCGATGTAATAATTAGACTACTTGATATTTATGCTGCAATGAGAAATGAAGAACAGGTATTACATAGCCTAGATGAAATTCTAGAAAAGAAAATGAATATAAATAAAGAACGCCAAAGGCTTCACGGAAATTTATTTTAATGCTATACTATAGGAAAGAAAGAGTTTAAATGACAATAGAAATAGACAGCATTTTAGCTAAGCTAGATCCAAAAACAAGAGCACGAGTCCAATCTGCACAGGATGTCCAAGTTGAAAAGCAACTTACTCCTAGTATCGGATTAAACTTTGCGTTGCGTGGAGGACTAGGCTACGGCAGACAAGTACTCGTATGGGGTAATAAGTCTGCTGGTAAATCTTCTTTCTGCCTACAAATGATTGCTCTTGCACAAAAAGAAGGCAAGACATGTGCTTGGATTGATGCAGAAGCTTCCTATGACCAGTCTTGGGCAGAGCAACTTGGAGTAGATTCTTCTTCCCTTATTTACTCACCAGCAAAAACTGTTAATGATATGGTTGATGTTGCTACCAAGTTAATGGACGCAGGAGTTGATATGATTGTAGTAGATTCAATCTCAGCCTTGCTTCCTGCTATCTATTTTGAAAAAGACGGAAACGAAATGAAGGATTTGCAAGATACAAAGCAAATCGGCGCTGAAGCAAAGGATATGACCCACGCAGTCAAGATGTTAAACTATGCAAACAAAAACACACTACTTGTTCTCATCTCACAACAACGAAATCAATTTGGATCTATGCATGCTAGTCACATCCCCACAGGTGGCATGGCAGTCAAGTTCTTCTCTTCCACAGTCATTAAACTCTGGTCGTCTGAAGCTGAGGCGAATGCTATTAAGGCTGGGATTAAAGTTGGCGACAAGATCATTGAACAAAGGGTTGGACGACCAGTTAACTGGATTATTGATTACAACAAACTCGGCCCCCCAAATCTATCGGGACAATACGACTTCTACTATCAAGGGAACGTTCTTGGTGTAGACAGTGTTGGAGAAACTTTAGATGTTGCAGAAATGTGCGGCATAGTAGAAAAGGGTGGAGCATGGTATACAGTAAATGGAGAACGTTTTCAAGGACGTGCAAAGGCTGTAGCGTATTTAAAAGAAAATCCAGATGTTGTAGACAAATTAATAGGCGAGATAAATGCCAAACATTAATGAGTTTCTTAATCAACCAGAGCGTATCCTTTCTCCAGAGCTTGAGAAAATAGGCGGATCAAAGCCATGCAGTAAGTGTGAAAAGGATTCAACAGAATATTTTTGGGATGCAGTTACTACAACGATATCTTGGGAATGTCCAGACGGACATAAGAATTCTTATTCGGTGGGATAATGTCAGAGAGAGCAGAAGTAAAGCGTGACGGGGCTAAGGCTCAGAAGAACAGCGGAAGAGGGGATTACCAGAAAGGTGATGCTCAATGGAAGCAATTCCTTGTAGATTATAAAGAGGCTGGAACATCCTTTACTTTAAACAAAGATAACTGGGCAAAGATATGCACGGATACTTTTAAAGTAAATAGAGATATGTATCCAGCATTAAAGATTATTATCGGAGCAGAGTCTAAGGTTAGACTAGGCATTATTGAGTGGTCAGTTCTTGAAGAGCTGATCCAATTTTATGAGGAGAACCATGATTAAAGAAGTATTCCTAACAACACTTACTGGTATGGGCGTTGGCGCAGTGTTTAGTATATTTAAGTTACCAGTTCCAGCACCACCAGTCTTTGCAGGGTTAATGGGAATATTTGGTTTATGGATGGGCTATGGCCTTGTTCAGAGGATGTTAGCGTGACATTATTTTTGATGGGATTAATTGTAGGTTTTGTTTTAGGATATGGAGTTGGATTGTTTATAGACAAATGGGATAAGAGGATTAAAAATGACAGAGGATAAGAATACGCTTGAGCTTATTAGCAACATAACTGAGTTCAATGACCTTCATGACTTTATGAAGGACGAGCACCTAGACAAGGCCTTGGCTATTGTTGTAAAGCTTCTTATGAACCCTGATGTTCCTTCAGCAAAGGCTCCTATGCTTATTATGGAACTACAGGCAATGTCAACCAAGTTTGCAGTAATGTCTTCTATCTATTCAACTATTGCTAAGGATAAGGCGGGCACAGTAAATAACAATAAGAAGAATGTATACTATTCAGTAAAGGAGTCCATAGACAAACTTGTAGATGCACTTAAGTATGTCGTTAGGTATAATTCATAATGGGTAGAGACATAGTAAAGAATCTAAAGTTTAAAAAGCACACGGGAAAGTTTTTTGATCCTGAGTTGTTTGCTCAACTTCTTGATGAGTCATATAGAAATACAAAACGTGTTGACGGATTAACGACTAAAAAATCATTTAGCCCAAGCTCGCTTGGATATGGCCACGGAACATGTCCTAGATATTGGTACATGGCATTTTCTGGCGCAATTTTTATTGATGACAACGATGCAGTTGCTGTTGCCAACATGGCTCAAGGAACACAGGCTCATGAAAGATTACAGAAACTTATTTCTACTATGCCCGAGTGGAGAGCGGAAGAAGAAGAGATTATTAATGATTATCCGCCAATCAGAGGCTTCATAGATCTTATTATGGAGTACGATGGCGAGACAGTAATTGGTGAAATTAAAACGGCAAAGCAAGAGGTTTGGGATACAAGACAGTCTGAGATGAAACCAACTGCCAATCATATGCTCCAATTACTTACATATATGAAATTAAAGAAGGCTAAAGAAGGATTCTTCCTGTATGAAAACAAGAACACTCAAGAGATATTAATTATTCCAATTTCAATGAATGAAAAGAATACAAAGATTATTGAAGATGCATTTCTTTGGATGTGTGAAGTCTGGGATAACTTTAAAGATGGTGATCTACCAATGAGACCTGCTGGCGCTACAAAGTCAAAGATGCCTTGTACATACTGCCCAGTTAAAAAAGAATGCTACTCCAAGGATACGCCAACTGGCACAGTTCAAATTGAAAAGTTTGAGGTTCCTTCTGTATGATCTGCGCTAATTCTGAATGCAAAAAAGAATTTGTTCCTAAGACTCATAATCAAAAATACTGTACAGATGAGTGTTGCCGTATTGCAACCAATAGAAGAATCATGGAAAAGTATTATGAGAAAAAGGCAATTAGAAACGGTGCTGCAAGGCCATGCTCAAGATGTAAGACTCAATTAAGTAGATATAATAATGGAGACCTATGTTCAACATGCGAGAAGACTGTAAATTCAGATACTAAAAATAAGTTGTTTAGGATGATCAATGACGTTAGCTAGCCTAAAAAAGACACAGGCTAATAGAGTGTTGGGGATAGATGCATCAACTAACTCTATTGCTTTTTGCTTGATGGAGAACGATGTCCCATTAAAGTGGGGTAAGATTAACTTGTCAGGCGAGGATATATATGATAAGATTCATAATGCAAAGGTCAAAATGGCTTTAATGCTAGATGAACTTAAGTCAGACTATATTGTTGTTGAAGGCGCAGTATTTGTAAAGTCTGCAGATGCTGTAATTAAACTATCATATGTTTATGGAGTTGTTATTGCGGAACTAATGTCTACAGGTGCTAAGGTTATAACTATATCCCCCTCATCTTGGCAGGCATACATAGGCAATAAGAATCCTACAAAAGAAGAGAAGGCTGCTATCAGATTAAGAAGTCCAGGGTACGCAGACTCCTGGTATCAGAATCAATTACGTAATATGCGTAAGCAAAGAACGGTTGACTACTTTAACAAGAAGTATAACTTATCATTAACAGATTTTGATGTTGCAGATTCATTTGGGATCGCACATTATTCTAATAGTATACTGACGGAACGATGAAGCTATATCAAAGTAAAGATTGGCTACATAGAAGATATGTAGTCCAGAAGAAAACGGTAACAGAAATTGCCGCTGAGTGTCAAGTCTCTGCTATGACCATACAGAGATATCTAGAACAGTTTCAATTAATTAGGAGAAGGTAATGGCGGGCTACCCAAATAAAAACGGCGGATATCAAGCATGGATTACAGACTTACAACTAATAGCAACAGATGCTCCTTCAGGGCAAAAGATTATTAATCAGTGCCTTGAAATTGCAGAGATGTTAATTAAAAAGAATATATCCTATGGAGACTCAGCACTTAGTCCAATTCGTATATTTTCGCAGGCGGACAACCAAGAGCAGATTAAAATACGTATTGATGATAAGATAAATAGAATTAAGAATGGATCTGGCTTTGCTGGAGACAATGATATTGACGATATGATCGGATACTTAATACTTCTTAAAATTGCCAAAGCCAATTCTAATTGACATTTTAGTCGACTGAAAGTATAATGTATTAATGAGCGAAATAGAATTGTCAGAGCATTTTGATAGAATGAACAGGGTAGTTGAAGAGCTTCTAAAAGGAAGCACACCCACCCAGATCGCCACCACTACTGGAATACAACGCAAAGAGGTCCTTGAGTTAATCGACGACTGGAAAGACGTTGTACATAATGATAGCAATATTAGAGATCGTGCCCGAGAGGCCATCTCAGGGGCTGATCAACACTATGCCATGCTTATCAAAGAGGCGTGGAAAACAGTAGAAGATGCAGATCAATCAGGTCAGTTAGGAATAAAGTCTGGAGCATTAAAACTCATAGCAGACATAGAAACTAAAAGAATTGCAATGCTTCAATCAATTGGTGTTCTTGAAAATAATGAAATTGCATCACAGATTGCAGAGACAGAGCGTAAACAAGACATCCTTGTAAGAATTTTAAAAGAGACTACATCAATATGCCCTAAGTGTAAGATGGAAGTAGCAAAGAGATTATCCCAGATAACTGGAGTAATTGAGTCAGTTCCAGTAGAGGAAGCCGATGTCGTTTGATTTCAATGATCTCATCGATATGCTTGACGGAGAAGAGTTTGATGAAAAACCAGTCGATCTTAAAACGTTTGTTAGAAGTCCAGAGTACCTTGGGCTTCCAGAACTTTCCGAATACCAATACACGCTTATTGAAAAAAGTTCGCAAATCTATAAAGACTCAACCCTTATCAAGTTATTCGGAGAAGAAGAGGGAAGAATAAGATTTAAGCAAACTGCTAATGAAGTAGTTGCTCAGCTTGGCAAAGGTTCAGGAAAAGATTACTGCTCAACAATTGCAGTTGCCTATATAGTATATTTACTATTGTGCTTAAAGGATCCAGCCACGTATTACGGAAAACCTCCAGGAGATAGCATTGATATTATTAACATTGCTATTAACTCACAACAGGCAAGCAACGTATTCTTTAAAGGCTTTAAAACAAGAATTGAAAAGTCTCCTTGGTTTGCTGGCAAGTATACAGACAAGGCCTCAGAAGTTAAGTTTGATAAAGCAATTACAGTACACTCAGGTCACTCAGAACGTGAAGCTTGGGAAGGGTATAACGTTATTGTTGTTATCCTTGATGAGATCTCTGGCTTTGCAATTGAAAATACAACAGGTCATGACCAAGCAAAAACAGGTGCGGCTATATACGATATGTATCGTGCATCAGTAGACTCTCGTTTTCCAGACTTTGGTAAGGTTATTTTGCTTTCATTTCCTAGATATAAAAATGACTACATCCAGCAGAGATATAATGCTGTTGTTGCAGAGGTAGAGACGGTAGTCCGTGATCACAAGTTTAAGATGGATGAAGACCTGCCAGATGGAACGGTAGGCAATGAATTTGATATACAATGGGAAGAAGATCACATAGTCTCATACAAGATCCCGAAGGTTTATGCATTAAGAAGGCCAACGTGGGAAGTTAATCCAGTAAGAAAGATTGATGATTTTAAGGTTGCTTTCTTTACAAACCCTTTAGATGCGCTATCAAGATTTGCCTGTATGCCACCTGATGCTGTTGACGCATTCTTTAAATCAAAAGAAAAGGTTGAGAAAGCATTTAATAAGGCTCACTTAGCTGTAGATAACTTTGGCAGACTAGAAGAATGGTTTATCCCAGATCCAGATAAAGAATATTTTATACACGTTGACCTTGCTCAAAAGCATGACCATTGTGCAGTTGCAATGGCACATGTTAACAGGTGGGTTAATGTAAAAGTAACAGATACTTATTCTCAACCAGCACCTATTGTTGAGATAGACGCTGTTAGATTTTGGACACCAACAAAAGATAAGTCTGTAGACTTTACCGAAGTTAAAGACTATATTCTTTCATTAAAAACACGAGGATTTAAGATTCGTGTATGTACCTTTGACAGATGGAATTCACATGATATGATGCAACAACTAAAACAATACGGCATCAATACAGAAATTCTGTCTGTCGCTAAAAAGCATTACGACGACATGGCGATGGTAGTTGCAGAAGAAAGAGTTGTTGGCCCACACATACCTTTGTTGATTGATGAGCTATTACAATTAAGAATTATGAGAGACCGAGTAGACCACCCAAGAAAGGGATCTAAAGACTTGGCGGATGCTGTGTGTGGAGCAATATATAACTCAATAAGTAGAAGTAAGTTTGATTCTAACGAAGAAGTAAATATACACACCTACGAATCAATGAGTTACGACAATGACTTTGGCACAGAGGCAGACGGAGAAACAAGTTCCTATAATATGATTAGGGCTCCGAGAATGCCAGAAAACTTAAAA